CAACAGCAAGACTGGGAAATAAGTTAGCAGAAAATCAACCTACTCCAAATGATATAGACTATAGTTTAGAAAGATATAATCTAATCCGTAGAACTTATTGGGTAAATGGACAAAGAGAAAAAGCTGTTAACCTACCTTGTCCAGTTGTAAAACCATTCGGATATATAGTTTTATTTACTGAAAATGGAGGGATAGTAGGATCATTTACAGTAGATGGGAAAGTATCAAGTTTAAATAGTTTTTTAACTCCAGATAGTGAATATTATTCACGTGGTGATTATACTAATGATTGGCTACCAGATGTAGATGGAAGCTATGGAGAAAACGATAACATGGGGATATTCTTTTTTACAAATGACGGGAAGTACATAGAATGGACAGGAACATACTTATACAGTGATATACCTATGAAAGTTGAAAATCCGATAGTTAAATATGAAATTGGAGAGAATAAATGAAAATAATAGGACAGTTGATAATAGGGATAGTTGGAATGATGATATCAATTTTGATGGCATATGGTTTTGGTTTTTTTAATGAAAAAGTTAATTACACATATCAAAAAGCAATTGATAATGTAAGTTATGAAAGATTAAAAAAAGTTGAAGATACTGCTAGGGCAATGATTGCAACATATAAATCAGATAAATTAACCTATGAAGCTTATAAAAATACAGATGTAGAACTCGCAACACAAGCTAAAATAAGAGCAAATAGAACAGCTATTGCTTACAACGATTACATTTTAAAAAATAGTTTTCAATGGAAAGGGAATATCCCTAGTGACATCTATAATCAATTAGAAATAATAGAATGAGGTGAGATAATGGCAACACAGGAACAAAGAATAGTATTGAAAGAAATTGAAGATGTGTTATACAGTTATCCTAAGTATAAAAATAGGATAAAAGAAGAAACTGAGTATCTAGCTAATCCACAACTAAAAAAATGCTGTGGTGTCGGAGGGCAAGGTGGAAATGGGTATGAAATAAAAAGTGAATATGAACAAATAGAGGAGCTGAAGCAAAGAATATCAAATAATATAAGTCGTTATAGAGAAATGATATTCAGAATAGAAGAGTGCTTGAGTATGGTGAAAGATAATAAAGACTTTAAATTCATTGAGCTAAAATACTTTCAAGGTTTAACATATGAAGAAATAGCGGAGAAGTTAGAAGTACACGTGACTAGTACATATAAAATGAGAAATAGGATACTAGGAGCTTTAAAAGTCCATTTTAAGGCACAAAGATTAATAGAATTTTAGAAAACGCTAAAAACCCACTAAAAAGGCGCTAAAAAGTGTCTATTTTAAAGCTAAAAAAAATGTGTTAGTATGTTAGCATGTAGAAATTGAGATTAACGGATTCATATAATCTTCCTTAATTTTTGGTAGTAGTTATTGAGGCTCTACTCTAAAAAAGCCTCTGCCAATTATGGTGCATCAACCTAATACGTTGGTTAGACTGCTAGAGTCTTTCATTGGTGAGAATCCAATATGCACAGTATACCAGATATCAATACTCTCGTGATTCTTAAATGAATAGGATACGTCCTCTACGAGAGTTTTTTTATTGGAGAGTTACATTAATGGTAAATGGACTGCTTGCTAAGCAGTTGTCCTGATGGGTTTATAGGTTCGAGTCCTATACTCTCCGCCAAACATAATATTATATAAAATTGGAGGTGAAGTAGCATTGAAATTAAATGCAAGACAAAAGAGCTTTATAGGATTTTATTGGGAAACAAGAAATGCTACTGAAGCTGCCAAAAAAGCTGGGTACAGTGAGAAAACAGCATATAGTATAGGGCAAAGATTGTTGAAAAATGTTGAGGTGAAAGATGCGATTGATAAATTAATAGAACAGTCAAGAGCAGAAAATATAGCCAAAGCAAGCGAAATAGAAGAATTTTTAAGTCTTACAATGAGAGGGGAAATACAAGAAGAAGTTGTAGTAGTTGAAGGAGAAGGAGAAGGAGTTTCTTCTGCAAGAATAATAAAAAAGCAAGTATCAGCTAAGGAAAGAATAAAAGCTGCAGAACTTTTAGGAAAAAGACATGCTTTATTTACAGATAAAACTAAACTTGAAGGAGCTTTACCTGTTATGATTGTTGGAGAAGATGATTTAGATGAGTAAATATATAAAAATAAATTTACCTCAAATCGTTGGAAAGGGTTATAAATCATTTTGGAACTTCAAGGGTAGGTATAAAGTAGTTAAAGGATCGAGAGCATCAAAAAAAAGCAAGACAACAGCTCTATGGATAATCTATAACATGATGAAATATAAAAATGCTAATACTCTTGTTGTAAGAAAAGTTTTTAGAACTTTAAAAGATAGTTGTTATTCAGATTTAAGATGGGCTATAAACAGATTTCAAGTTCAAGACTACTGGGAGTTTAAAGAAAGCCCACTTGAAATAACCTATAAACCGACGGGACAAAAGATTTTATTTAGAGGTTTTGATGATCCATTAAAGATTACATCAATTTCAGTTTCAGTTGGTAGTTTGTGTTGGTGTTGGATAGAAGAAGCATATGAATTAACAGATGAAACAGCATTTAATATGCTTGATGAAAGTATCAGAGGAGTTGTAGAAGAACCATTATTTAAACAAATAATCATATCTTTTAACCCTTGGAACGAAAGACACTGGCTTAAAGGTAGATTTTTTGATAAAGAAGATGAAAATATTTTAGCTTTAACGACTAATTACTTATGTAACGAGTGGCTAGATGATGCTGATAAGAAGTTATTTGAAGATATGAAAAAAAATAACCCACGTAGGTATCAAGTTGCTGGACTTGGTAACTGGGGAATAGTAGATGGACTTGTTTATGAAAATTGGCAAGAGTTAGAGTTTGATTGGAGAGAAATTTTAAATAAAAGACAAAAAGCAAAAGCAGTTTTTGGGTTAGATTTTGGATATACTAATGACCCTGCTGCTTTTTTTTGTGGAATATTAGATCAGGAGCAAAAAGAAATTTATGTTTTTGATGAAATATATCAAAAAGGAATGCAGAATACATCTATTTACAACAATATAGAAAAATTAGGTTTTAAAAAAGAAATTATAGTTGCAGATAGTGCTGAGCCAAAAAGTATAGACCATTTGAAAGGTTTAGGACTTTATAGAATAAAAGCATCTAAAAAAGGAAAAGATAGCATTAATGCTGGAATACAGTTTATTCAAGATTTTAAAATTTTTATCCATCCTAGATGTGTGAATTTTTTAACAGAGATTTCAAATTATGCTTGGGATAAAGATAAGTTTGGAAAAGCAACAAATAAACCTATTGATGATTTTAACCATTTGATGGATGCTATGAGGTATGCGTTGGAAGATTATATGAGAAATAACTCTGTAAGAACAATAGATAGAAATAGTCTAGGAATAAGATAGGAAGGAGGATTAATGACTGTACAAAACTTAAAAGAAGCACTGGAGGCATTTATAAAAAATGAATTGCCAGAATTACAAAAAATGGAAGATTATTATAGTGGAAAACATAATATTTTAAATAAGAAAGATAGAAGCGATAAGAAAAAAGATACTAAGTTAATTAATAATTATCCTGAGTATATTGCAACTATTGCAACAGCTTATTTCTTAGGAAAACCCATTGCTTATGCTTTACAAGACGATGAGTTAAAAAAAGATTTTGAAAAGTTATCTGAATATTTAGCAACAGAAGAAGAGCAACAAGAAAATTTTGAACATTCTCAAAATTGTAGTATTTTTGGTAAATCTTATGAGTTATGGTATAAAAATGTAGATAATACTATTGGAAATGTAGTTGTAGATCCTCGTGATTGTTTTATTTTGAGAGATAATACAGTAAAAAAAGAAATAATTGCAGCTGTTAGATGGGATAAAACTAAAAATAAAGAGGATAAATGGGTTTATACATTAGAAGTTTATGATAGTACTAGTGTTACAACTTATGAATTTTTATCTGACACAGATAAAAAAGAAGTTCCAAGTGTAATAGGAGAAACTAAACTACACGGATTTAATCAAGTCCCAATTATTGAGTTTTTGAATAATAAAAGGGCTAACGGAGATTTTAAAAATGTAATTTCTTTGATAGATGGTTATAACGAAGCTACTTCAACTGCTATTGATGATATGAAAGATTTTACAGATGCATACTTAGTTTTGGTTAATATGGGTGGAACTACTGATGAAGAACTAGAAAGAATGAATAAAAATAAGGTTATGCTTATTAATGAGCAAGGTGATGCTAAGTGGCTTGTTAAGCAAGTTAATGATAACTATGCTCAAAACAATAAAAATAGATTAAATCAGGATATACATAAATTTTCTATGATACCTGACATGCAAGACAAAGAATTTTCAGGAAATAGCTCAGGAGTTGCACTTGGTTATAAGCTATTAGCATTAGAACAATTAGCAGCACAAAAGGAAATGTATTTTAAAAAGGCTATTAATCAAAGATTAGAACTTATGATAGATTTTCATAACTTAAAAATAAAATCTACTGATATTCAAAAAGTCTTTACTAGAAATGTTCCAAAGAACTTAGTTGAAGCAGCAGATACAGCTCAAAAGTTACAAGGAATAGTATCACATGAGACTATTTTATCTACATTGCCTTTTATTGAGGATGCAAAAGTTGAATTAGAAAAAATAAAAACTGAAGAAGATATAAATGTTATGAAAGATATGAATACTCCGATTAGAGTTGATGTAAATGACTCAAAAGAATAGAGATTATTGGGAAGAAAGACAAGTTAAAAGAGAAGCTAAGGCTTTTACTACAATACAAGATGTTGAAAAAGAATATAAGATTGCACTTTCAAAAGCTAAACAGGATATAATTAAAGAAATTAGCAGAATAACTACAACTTATATGAATGATAATATTCTAAATTATAATGAAGCTTTGAAACTTTTAAAAGGTGATGATTACAAAGTTTGGAAAAAAGATTTACATGATTACATGAAAGAATATAACAAACTTTTAAAGAATGCACCTTTACAAGCACAAAAATTATATTTAGAAATTGAAACATTATCTGCTAAAAGTCGTATAAGTAGATTGGATAGTCTTAAATCACAAATAGACATGGAATTAACAAAGTTAATATTCAGAGTTGAGAACGATAGTATTAATGCATTAACATCAGTTTACAGAGATACTTACACAGAAGTAACAAAAGATTTAGGGATTAATGCTATTGTAAGTAGAGATAAAATAAAAGCTGTTTTAGATAGACCTTGGAGCGGTGCTAATTTCTCTGAGAGATTATGGAGTAATACTGATAAATTAGCTCAAACAGTTAAGCAAGAAATAGTTAACGGAATGATACAAGGTATTAATTTACAAACTATGACTAAAAGAGTTTCTGAAAGATTTGAAACAGCTAAAAAGAATGATGTCGAAAGACTTTTAAGAACAGAAGTTAATTATACTTTAAATCAAGCTACCTTAGATGGATATAAAGAAGCTGGTATAGAAAAATATGAATTTAGTGCTACATTAGACAATAGAACCAGTCAAATATGCTCTGAATTACATGGTAATATATTTGAAATAAAAAATATAGCTGTTGGATTAAATTATCCACCAATGCACCCAAGATGCAGAAGTACGACTATCCCAATTATTGATTATGAAAGCTTAGTTAAACAAGGTAGAGAAGAAATAGAAAAGAATAATTATACTTTAGATGATTCTAATAATGAGCCATTGACAAATAATGAAAATAAGAGTATAACTAAAGAAAAAGATAATTTTGAAGAAGCTATAGCTAAAGTTTTAGAACATGGAAATAAAACAGGAACAGAAGCTCTTATGTGGTTGGATTTAAATGGAAATGAGATAGTCCCGTTTGCTACAGGAGATAAAAATTCAGTGAGCATTCCAAGAGAAACAATGTTATTTTTAAGTAAACAAGCGAAATCTAGTGTTATATCTTTGCATAATCATCCATCAAGTTCATCATTTTCTCCTGAAGATATGAATGTTGCATGTATCTTATCATCTGTAAAAGAAATGAGAGTTGTAGGACATGACGGTACGAGATATTATTTAGAAATAGGAGATGGACAAAGAAAAAACTTAAGAGAAATAAGAAAAACTTATGACGATATTGCTCATGATCTTGAAAGTAATTATTGGAAATTATGCGATGATTTAGGAGATAGAAAAAAAGCATGGAAAGAAGTCACTCATATGATAAATGAGGCTCTAGCTAAAAAATTTAATTGGAAATATAGGAGGGAAAATAATGAATAAAGATGTATTGGTTCCTGATGAATACTTTATCGATTTTTCTTTAACTAAAGAAGAAAGAGAGAAAAAAGGAAAAGAATATGAAGAAGCATGTGAAAAAGCACATAAAGAATTAGGTTTAGAAACAGATAAATAAAATAATTAAATCACAAAGCACTTAGCTAAAAACTAGGTGCTTTTTTTATTGCAAAAGAAAGGAGGGACTGTGAAGCATTTACTGACAATTATTCAAGCAGGATTAATATT